GCACCCGCGCCCAGGTTGATCAGTTCGCCGAGGCGCATCCGCGGTTCGACGAATTGAGTGATTTGATCAAAACCGAACTTGATCACGGCTACCCGCTGGAGGTAGCCTACCAGCGAGCGGACAAGCTTCGTCCCTCGACACAAGCGGCTCAGACCCGCAACACGCCGGCTCAGACCCGAAAGACCTCGATCAGCGGCGCTCCAGACGGCGGCAACAGCAAATCCGCCAACACACGTCCCTCAGACGGACAGCGGCGCAACGGGGAAGCGAAACACCCAACACGACGCGAGGCGATCGCGAAGGCGATCCGCCGTGTCGGCAATGGCGTGTAGGCGGGGGACGTCAATCAGCTCGTCCTGCGCGCCGCAATCGCAGAGGGATGAGCCATGCCTATTCTTCCAAACGACGCAACGACTGTGCATTATCAGCAGATCCTCTCGATGGCGATCGAGGATCGCTCCTCGAGCTATCAGGATCTCGTCTCCAACAACAACGCCCTGCTCGCGATCATGCGCGACAAGGGCCTGTGGCAGACCTACTCCGGCCCGCGGATCCGCCAGACCCTGCAGATCGCGAAGCAGGTTGCGCAGTGGTACAACGGCTACGATCCGCTGTTGAACCCGGCGGTCGACCTGTTCGCCGACGCCTTCTACGAGCCGAAGATGGTCGTTGTTCCTATCATCTTGAGCAATCAGGAGATTTTGAACAACGAGGGCGAAGCCCAGCTGATGGACACGTTGGACAGCTACATGGACGCCGCCGAGCGTGCGCTCGAGGACGCCATGGACACCGGCATCCACTCCAACGGCTCCGCCAACAGCGGCAAGCAGCTCACCGGCTTGCTGGCCGCGGTGCCGACCACGCCGACCAACATCTACGGCGGCATCAACCGGGCCACCGCCGGTAACGAATGGTGGAAGACCACGACCTACGACGCCCACACCGGGTTCTCCACCATCGGCACCCAGGTCAACGCCACCACGATCCGGCCGATCCTCAACGTGATCATGACCAGTCGATCGCGCGGCAAGGACTACGCCGACCTGCTGCTGATGTCGCCGGAACACTACGCGGCGTATGACGCAGCGACGCTGCCGATCCAGCGGCAGAACAGTGGCTCGCTGGGCAAGCTCGGCTTCTCGACGCTCGAGTACATTGGCGGCGGCAAGCGCGCCGAGATCGTGCTGGACGGCGGCATCGGCTCCAACATGCCGGCCAACACCACCTACGGTCTGCACACCGACAGCCTGCGGCTGCGCTATCACCCGAGCCGCAACTTCGACAAGCTGTTCAAGGGCGAAGGTCAGATGCCGATCGACAAGGATGCGATCGCGCAATTTGTGGGCTGGATGGGCGAGCTGACGATGACCAATCCGCTGTTCAACTGGAAGCTCTACGACAGCGTTCCTGCTTCGTAAGCGTACTAACGATCCGGTTACGTTGACGCGGGCTGGATCGAAAGAGGGACGGGTGCCGGAGTGCAGAACAGCCTTCCGGCATCTCGGCATCCGTCTCTTCACAACCATGGAGGGCTACTGAAATGCGAGACGAACGAGGCGTCACTGCGGTGTTCCGCAACGACATCATCAAGAACGAGGGGGCCTCGCGCACGGCAGGCCGGCCGATCTTCGACGACATCGAGGTATGCGAGTTGCGCTACGCCGGATCGAAGAACACCGGCGTGTTTCCGGCGACGGAGCAGTCGCACTGGGACGAGGACGAGGTCAACGGCGGTCAGCGCATCGTCACCTACGCCGAGCGGTTCCCCAAGCAGTACCAGCAATTCAAGGCGCGCCAGCAGCAGACTAAGGCCGGCACGCCGCTCGACTACTTGCCGTTCCTGACCGAGGCACGCCGCGCCGAACTTCGCGCGCTCAACATCTACACCGCGGAGGCGCTCACCGTGGTCGACGGACCGGAGCTGAAGAACCTGGGGCCGGGCGGCCGCGAGTTGAAGAACCAAGCCATCGCGTTTTTGGAAAGCGGCAGCGAGCTGGCGCAGATCAACAAGCTGGAGGCCGAGCTGGCCGAGATGCGGGCGGTCAATCAGGTGCTGGAAGACGACATCAAACGCGGCATGCTCGACAAGAAGCCGGCAGCGCCGGCCACCGAGTTCGACACCATGTCCGACGAGCAGCTGCGCGCTCACATCCAGTCGCTGAGTGGCGTCGAGCCGAAAGGCAACCTGCCGCGCAAGACGCTGATCCGCATGGCGCAGGAGCAAAAGGGCAACGTGGCGGCGTAACGGCATGAGCATCCTCTCGGTGGTGAAGGACGTCTGTCTCGCTGTCGGGGTCAATCCGCCGGTGTCGATGTTTGCGGCGTCAGTCCAGCCGCGCACCCAGGCCGAGATCCTGGCGCTCACCAACGAGATGGCGCAGCGCATTGCCTACGATGTCCGCGAGTGGACGGCGCTGAAGGCGGTCTGCACGTTCGCCGGCGACGGTATCAAGGACCGCTTCGCGCTGCCTGCCAACTACAAGCGCATGCTGCTGACGACGCAGGTCTATTCATCGGCGGCTCCGCGGCAGCCGCTGCGGTTCGTCGCGGACGCCAACGAGTGGCTGGTGCGCCGCATCAGCAACGACACCTCCGGCTGGGGCGAGTGGACGCTGCTCGGCGGCGACATGCTGATCTATCCGATCATGCCGGTCGGCCAGAGCGTGTCGTTCGCCTATCTCGACAGGAACTGCGTCAGGCTCGCCGCCGGCGGCAGCAGCGACAAGTTCATGGCCGACAATGACGAGTTTCGCATCGATGAGCGGGTCTTGAAATTGGGAATGATCTGGCAATGGAAGGCCAACAAGGGCAGTCCGTACGCCGAAGACATGGGCACCTACTCTGATGCTCTGGTCAACGTCGCCGGAGCCGACAAGCCGGCACCGATCATTGTCGACAGGATGCCGATCGAAGGGCCGCCGGTCGCGTTCTCGGTGCCGCCGCCATGAGCGGACACGCCGCATTCCGCCGCCAGCCGGTGCCGGGGCAGATGGCGCTGCAGCACCAGACCGTGACGCTGCCGGCTCCGATCCGCGGCATCATCGAGGTGGAGAATTGGGCCTACACCAAGCCGGGCTGTGCCACCATTCTCGACAACTGGTTCCCGACCCAGAAGGGTGCCAAGCTGCGCGGCGGCACCGAGCGGTGGATGACGCTGCCGGATCCGGTCGAGGTGGTCCGCAGCGGGTTTGAGTACGTCAGCGGTACGGTTAACCGGATGTTTGCCGCCACCGACACGCGGCTGTTCGACGCGACGTTTGCCGACAGCCCTGTTCTGCAGACCGGTGTCGGCAGCATCGCCAACGGCAATTTTGCGACCGCGCAGCTCGCCAACAGCGGCGGCGACTGGCTGCTCGCTGTCAACGACTTGGGCGATTACGTTCGGCGCTTCAACGGCACGACCTGGGACTATCTCAACACCGCCTACGCCGGCGTGCCATCGCGCATCACCGGCCCGGTTACCGCGCCGCCGCTGGTGCAGGACGGCAAGGGTCTGACCTACGTCTGGAAGTATCGAAGCCGGCTGTTCTTCATCCAGGGCGGCAGCATGAACGCGTGGTGCCTGCCGCTCAACGCGGTCGGTGGCGAGCTGATCTACATCCCGCTGTCCGGCGCGGCGCGCAAGGGTGGCTCGCTGCTGTTTGGCGCGAGCTGGTCGATCGACGCCGGCGACGGCATTGACGACAAGAACTGTTTTTTCACGGACCAGGGCGAGGTGCTGGTGTTCACCGGCACCGACCCGACCAGCGCGACCAACTGGCGGCAGGAGGGCCGCTACGACATCAGCAAGCCGCTCGGCAAGAACGGCCATCAGCAGCTCGGCGGCGATGTGATCGTCGCCACGGTCGACGGCATCGTGCCGTTGTCGGCGGCGCTGCAGAAGGATGTCTCGGCGCTGTCGCTGTCGGCGATCACCTACAACATCGAACCGATGTGGATGCGGGAGTACCGCACCAAGGACGCCTACCCGTGGATGCTCGCCAAGTGGGACGAGGGCGACGCGCTGTTTGTCAACTTCCCCGGCGGCAAGACCTACAACACGCAGACGGTCGGCGTCAGCAATCTGCACACCGGCGCGTGGGCGCGCTATGTCGGCTGGGACGCCATGTGCTTCATGCGGCTGCGCGGCAGCCTGTTCTTCGGCACCCAGACGGGCCAGATCCAGCAGGTCGAGAGCAGCGGCTACGACGACACGCACTGGGACGAGGTCGCGCTGAAGAATGTCGGCGTGCCGTATGTCTGCCGGCTGGTCGGCGGCTGGGAGATGTTTCAGGTGCCGCCCAATCAGGTCACTTGGTATCAGGCCCGCGCGACGTTCTTCAGCCTGACCGGCGAGCCGTTCGAGCCGCAGATCACCGCCACCACCGACTACGAGTTCAGGATCCCGCCGCCGCCGAGTGCCGGCTTCGACCCTGGCGTGATCGACGTGTGGGACCAGGGCTTGTGGGACACGGCACTGTGGGACGCGCAGAGCGCGGGCATCCCGCCGGTGCGCAACACGATGTGGGTGTCGGTTGGCGAAACCGGGTTCAGTCACGCGCCGATCTGCCAAGTCAGTGTCGGGCAGCAAGCCAAGCCTGACGTCGAGCTGATCTCGATCTCCGCAACCTTCGTGCGCATGGCGGCAAACGTATGAGCATCAGCGACATCCTCGAGTTGCACTGGATGCTGGTCGAGCGGATCGACGGCGTCAGCCCGCTGGTCTGCTTCGATGACGGCGGCGGCGATGGTGGAGGAGACGGCGGCGGTGACGGCGGCGATGGCGGCGATGGCGGGGATGGTGGCGGCGACGGCGACGGCGGCGACGGCGGCGACGGCGGCGACGGCGGCGACGGCGGTGACGGTGGTG